CTTCTGTTTGGGTAGGTCAAATACCGCCAAAAAATGAGGATGGCAACGCTCCTTGTATCATCGTCAGATATATCGGAGACGAGATAAAAATCATCGAAGGTGGTGCAAGAGTAAAAGAGGCTGAAATCAGCTTTTTTTGTGGTGTGTATGCCCACGATACCGAAGCAACATTTGATGTGTCGCACGCTTACCCTGATATATTGAATATGATGGACAGAGTGCAGATTGTTTTGTTCAGTAGTGATTACTATGACCAAAATTTTTGGTATATCATAGACCCGATAAAGACCACAATAGGATTAGAAAAGGCGATTGGCGTGTATGAAGCAGGGCTATTAAATAGACCGTTTTATGGATGTGCAATAACCGCCTTTTTTCGGACAGCTGCGATGCAAAGGAACCCTATACCGGGAATTACAGATACGATAGAGAGGTAAAAAATGTCAGATAAGACAGAGAAAAAAGAGAAAAAAGAACTGCCAATGGAAAACAAACCTATTAAAACAAGAAAAGAGAAGGTTATCTATATGGGAGTTCCTATCGTGGAAAGAGATAATGTGGGTAGCATTATTTTCCACATAGATTATGGCAGGATATATTCAAATGGTCTGCCAAAAGAAGTCATTGAACGCTGTAAAGCTGATTCTGACTTCAAAAAAATGTTCGTTCCTATATCAGAAGCAGGTGCTGTATTACGGCAAATGTCACAAAGTGAGTCAGCATTTTCGCAGACCAGGAAGGAATTATCAAAAAAGTATAGAAAAGTAAGGAGGGGATAATGGCTTTTTTTCACGGAGTAAGGACATCAGAAGTTCCTACTAATTTGATACCGCCTGCAAGGATAAATGCGTCATTGCCATTTGTGGTGGGTCCAGCACCTATTCACAGGCTATCAGCAGAACAGCAAGCAGTCGTGAAGCCTGGAGGAATGTCGCTGATATTCTCAAATGCAGAGGCAAGCGAGCAATTAGGCATAGACGGAGCGAAGGATAATAAAGAGAAATGGGGACTAAGTGGATTTGTGTTTAACAGGTTCACTTTGTTTAATGTGTCGCCTGCTATATTGGTGAATATATTTGACCCTGATATTCACAAAACAACCATAACAGGCGAAGTGACAGCTTGGGATGGAATGGAATACACACTGCAAAACACAGATATTATAGGTCAGCTATCATTAGAAAAGAACTCTATACCTTATGAGCAGGATGTTGACTTTACATTTAATCCTGTTACGGGCGTAGTAACTGTGATAGCTGGTAGTCAGCTTGCCACAGCGATAACAAGTAGCGATGTCATAACAGCGAATTACACCTTCGCAGACCTATCAAAAATCACAGCAGACGACTATATAGGTGGCTATGACATAGTGACAGGCAAATCTACTGGTTTAGAGCTGATAAATTTAGCTTTTCCACGCTTCCGAATGGTGCCACAGGTAATTCGTTGCACCACAGCAGACCCAGTGGTGACTATGGTTGCTACTGCAAAGAGCAGGAATATAAACAGCGTATTTAATGCAATTGTGGTGGCAGATATATCAGACAGCGAAGTGACTCTTTATAGCAGTGTGCCACAGTATAAAAATGACAACAATTTAGTTGATGCGAACCTATATCTATGCTGGCCTCGGCTGAAATTTGGAGATAGCACTCTGAGTATGGCTGACCAAGCCTCGTGTATGCTATCTGTGGTGGATAGCAATAATGGTGATATACCTTTTGCCAGCCCTTCAAATAAGAATTTGCAATGCTCTGGTGCAATGGTCGGCTCTGAGGAGCTGTGGCTTGACCTGGCAAAAGCAAATTATCTAAATAGTAATGGCATCACAACAGCTTTGAATTTCACAAATGGCTGGGTGCTTTGGGGCAATCGGACAGCGACTTATCCTGGTGCTACTGACCCAAAAGATGTGTTTATCTCAAATCGCCGAATGATGACTTGGTATGGCAATAGATTAGTGCTGACATGGTTTCAGAAGGTAGATTTCCCGATAAATAGAAGGCTACTTGAAACGATAAAGAATAGCGAGCAAATGAGCTTAAATTCCTTCCAGTCTGCTGGTGCTATCACAGGTGGGCGAATAGAGTTTAATCAGGAGGAAAATCCGTTAACAGATTTAATGGATGGCAAGGTTGTTTTCCATGTCTTTTTAGGTTTGGTTGCACCAGCAGAGGAGATAAACTTCCTGCTGGAATTTGACCCAAGTTATTTGGAAACACTGTTTGGGTAGGAAATTAGAAATGAGGTGTCCTTCGGACGGATGGAGACATCCCACACCCCGTCAGGCAAGCCTGACACCCCTCTCCACAGGAGCGGGGAAAAAAGAGGTGTCCTTCGGACTGATATGGCGGAAGGGTTAGGTAACCCTTCCCTACGATAAAAAAAGGAGAGATAAATGGCAAATAACATACCACAATTAATCAATAGTTTTGAGGTGTATTTAGACGGGACACGGCTACTGGGAACAGTAACAGCAGAGTTACCGAATATACAATTTATCACGCAGGAAATCAAAGGAGCTGGTATCAGTGGCTCATTAGATGTGCCTGTAATGGGTCATATCCAAAATATGACTGCAAAGTTCACCTGGCGTATAGCCGATGACAGCGAGGGCATCAGACAATTACTTCCACAGCAGTATCATCATTTAGAGCTGTGGAGCAGTAATCAGACTTTTGACACTACATCAGGCGAGTTTGCACCAAAACAGCAAAAAGTGATACTGCGTGCTTGTCCAGTTGGCTTTAATTTAGGGCAATTAGCACAGCAAGAATTACAAAATGTCGAGATGGACTTTCAAGTGTCTTATATGCGTTGGTTTGTAAACAATGTCGAATTTTGCGAGATAGACCCGTATAATATGATATTCAAGGCACACGGACAAGATTTGTTGGCAAGCGTTAGGAGTAATTTAGGCTTATGAGCGAGGAAACAAACGCAGTCGATGTCACAGAACAGTTAATGTCAATCGATTTATCAGAGATAAAGAAATACAAATTAAAAAAGCCGATAAATATAGCAGGGACGGACTATACAGAACTCACAGTAGATTTTGATAGCATAAAAGGAAGTCAGCTAAAAGCAATGTCAAGGCGTGGAGGGTTAGTTTCCCAAGACGCCCCTTTTTATGAGCTGTCCAAAAGCTATCAAGAATTAGTAGTGTCATTAGCGACAAATACACCTGTCAATGTGATAATGGAGCTATACAGTGCAGATTGGACAGCATTGACAGTAAGGGCACAAGTTTTTTTGTTAGGTGCGGCTTCAGAGGGTATAGCTCTTTAAGGGAGATATGTGTTTGGTTAGCACGAAACACATATACTCCTGTGGGCTTCTTTTTGGAGTTGCCACTGATAGAATTAAATGAGTGGATAGACACAGTAAACAAGCGAATAGCAGAGGAAAATAAGGCAAATAAGCAATAAGAGGATTTGATGGCTGATAATAAGAAACTTTTTTCAGTAATGTTTAATGTAGGTGGCGAACTACAAGCATCTTTTAAGAAGGCTACGGGCGAAGCTTCAAAGGAATTTGACAAGCTCCAAAAAAAGAGCCAGGACGCCGCCAACCTAAAAAAATTAAATGCTGAAATACGAAAAGCTCAAGCAGGTATGAAAACTGCTACAGCTGATATGAGCAAGTCCTGGGGAAACCTCACAAAGTCTATCCTTACTCCGATAAAGACTATTGGATTGCTCGGAGCTGCTGCAACCACGGCTATGTTTGCTGTGGCAAATAGCACTGCTAAAGCTGGCGATGATGCTATCAAAACCTCTAAAAAACTCGGCATAACTGCGGAAGCATATAGTAGCTTGTCTTATGCGGCGAACCTAAGCGGACTGTCGGCAGATGAGTTCGGAAACAATATGAAAATATTGAATAAGACTATCGGTCAGACTGCATCAGGAAACAAGGAATTACAGCTGTATTTTCAAAAGATGGGCATAAGCGTAAAGGACTCGGCAGGTAAACTGAAAACTGCCGATGTAATGATGCTTGAGCTGTCTGATAAGTTTGCTAAAATGCCCGATGGCGTGGGTAAAACTAACCTTGCAATAAAATTATTCGGTAAGAGTGGTGCTGGTATGGTGCCACTTTTGGAGCAAGGTAGCGGAGCTATAAATCAGCTACGGCAGGATGCACATAGATTAGGGCTTGTGTTTGATGAAGAGGCAGGAAAGCAGGCGACAAGGTTCAGAGACAACCTAACAGAGCTACAAGGAGCTTTTACAGGGCTAAAAAACATTATCGGCAATGCTGTGATACCTTTCTTTGCAGACTTAATGAAAAAGCTATCTGACTTTATAGTGGCAAATAGAGAGCTGATACAGGTAAAAGTGGCGGAGGTGTTCGAGAAATTTGTATCATATTTACCTATGATAACAGAATACTTAGAAAAAGCTTGGAAATGGGTTAAACGTCTTGGCAGTGTATTAGATTTTCTTTTTAATAATCTGACAACTGTTGTCGCTGTATTAGGTGCATTTAAGACTGTATTGATAGCAGTAAACGTTTTAAGATTTGTTCAATCTACATTTGCATTGGGGAAAGCGTTCTTGACATTAAAAACAGCAGCTGGCGGTGCTAATGCTGTAATGGTAGCCACAAATACAACCTTTCTTGGTTCGCTTAAAATAACAGCATTATTGAAAGCAGGGTTTCTTGGAGTAGGTTCTGGACTAAAGGTATTGGGAGCTGGATTTTTAAAAGTAGG